GGTTACCATAATACTTTAATAAATAAGGCTTCATCGCCCTGTAAACGCCTTTATACATAGGTTTAGATGCAGCGTTATCAAAATATATCCTTCCCATATTTACCTCCTCTATCTTAATAACATAATAGCACTTATTTTGACTTTTGTAAATATGTAAAAAAAAAGAATAGGCAATAAACCTATTCTTAATTTATAGTTAAAATTTGTCCTGCATGTATGATATTTGGATTATTCCCAATAACGAATTTGTTTTTAGCATAAAGTTCTTGCCAACTCATTCCATATTTTGCAGCAATACCACTTAAAGTATCACCTGGTTGTACTGTATACTTTGTACCGCCTGAATATGGTTTTATATCACTTGCATTCATCCAACCTAAATCACCAGTTGTGTTGTATGGATGTGGTTTGCCTGCGGCATATCTAGTAATAGTTGTTGTTCTATTATTAACATATCCAGAAGGACTTGCAGCATCAGAACTTACATATAGAGGCCCATTAATAATTACACGGTCTCCAATGTTAAATTGAGATGGTTTTGGCTCTTCATACAATTTAATATCGCTTTGGTTCATCCAACCTAAATCTCCTGTTGTATTATATGGGTGTGCAGCCCCAACAACCTTACGAGTTATATATGTAACTTTATTTGTTACATGACCCGATGGTGTCGCAGCGTCAGAACTTACATATAAATCTCCATTGATAATAACTTTGTCGCCTATATTAAATTTATCACTTGGTGTTGGCGTAGGCGCTGGTTCTGGTTTAACCTCTGGATTATAAATAAAGCCTCTAAAAGGATAATTTGTACCTGTTCCCCAACGACCATTATTATTATATCTGTGAGAGTTCCAGAAAGCAGAACCACCATAACCACTTTCAGAAGTATAAACATGGTTATTATCATATACTTCCTCAACAACAGCAACATGTCCTGCTAAATCGCCCTTACCTTCCCAGCACATAATTGCACCTGGTTTTGGTGTTTGCCCTATTTCAAGACCGGCTGATTTTGCTCTTTCAATAAAATATTCAGCATTACAATTTAAAGTGTTGTATTTGTTTCCTTGATAACCTGTTAATTCTGTAATAATCTCGTTAAAACGACCATTTGCATATCCAACACAATTAGCGAGTACATTGCACTCTGGGTCTGTAGGGTACCCTTGTATACAAGAGTTCCAACCTCCTGTTGCTTGCCTTATATAAGATTTATTACCAGCACCAGGTTTGCTTGTTCTTTTAGTAAAACCCATATTATTCACCCTCCTCAAAATTCTCTATAACTGTGTCATCTGCACAAATATCCTCAATAGTTCCAGAATAAACAGTTGTTTGTTCTTCTACTTCTTCTTTTTCAAAATCGTTATCAATTTCAATGTTTATTTTCTCTTTTTTCTTCGCCATATAATTTCCTCCTTTTTTTTCTAAGTAATTATTTTAAATTTTTCCTTCTTAATTTCTATAAAATTGCCACCATTTTGGCTTATATACATTTTATATTTATTAAATGCTCCGCCGTTTGATGAAACATAAATATATTTATCAGATACTACGGTCAGTACGTCGCTCGTAACCTGCGAGGTACCATTACTGCTAAAATGCTTTTCACCATTCCAGTCATAACTGTAAGCAAATATACCGACATAAACGGTATCTCCGGGTTCAAAACCCAAATCTTCTAGTTTTCCAAAAGAATAGGTTGTATTTGTCGAATCTGTATCAATATAATCTCCTAATTGAGAACCGTTCTTATAAATTCTGATACGATAACCGCCTACAGGAGTAGAGCCCGCTGTTGCCGCAGTCCAAGATGCTACTAGTATTGCTCCTGGTATAGGTTCTGTCGTATTATAAGATAAAACAGGTTTACCCGGAGAACCAGGATTTGTAAATGTAGTAGTAAAATTGGCTGTGTTTGTATAAGACGTTCCTGCTGCATTACTATCTTCACCTCTAATGTAATATGTGCGAGCAGCGTCTAAGCCTGTAATTGTTCCACTACGAGCATCTAAAGTTTTAACCACTCCACTCATATTACTACCAGTTGCAACTTTGATATGTGGGGCATAAGGCGCCTGCCCATTATTTGCCGTAACAGTAAACGACGCAGTTACTGAGCTGTCTGTTATGTTGCTCGTCGAAATATTACTCAATGTAGGCTTGCTAACCGTAGGAATGCCACTTAAAGTTAAAGTTACATAGCCGTCTGGCGATGATGGGTCATAATATTTACCATTAACACCAACACTAACTGTAAGACTACTAGCGCTAGCGCTTACATTATTTACTGTCTTACTAACCCAAGAAGAATAATAAGTGGTGCCGCTACTAGTATGAGAACTACCCCCATTGCTCCAGAAATTTTTATATCTCGTTCCATCAACCCATAAACAAACCGAGTTATAAGTCCAATACTCAGAAGTCGTATAAAAATATGGATTATATTCAAAGGTTACTGTTGTACCATTACGAGATACATTTCTAACCGAAGAGCCTACTTTAATTGGAACATTACAGTAAGCACTAGCATCTACCTCATTAAATGAAGCCATATATCATTCCTCCCTTTTTAACTAGATGTATCTATCCAAATTATTGTTTTCCCAGACTGCGCTGATGGTTGCGTACTGCCGATTTTTATAATAACATTACCGTCGCTAACAACACCATAAGTGTTTATGGCGTCTTTCACTCTAAGTGGTGTCATCAACACAGTATTAGATGAAGCGTCAGTTGCCTGTTGTTGCGAAGCAATCGTAGCCGACAAAACACCATTAGAAATACTAAGACCGGCATTGGTTAATATTTTTACATGCCCAAAATTAACAGTAGACGCAACACCAAAATCAGTCGTGTCTGAAGCATGATTTTTAATACATTTATTTGTATATAAATCTGTAAAGTTCTCATTTAGAATTGTTCTAAATGCCGAACCAGAAATACCATTATTTAATGTTTGTTGTGCCATATTTTCCTCCTTTTTTTAATATACCGAGCTAATCATTGTAGTTCCTCAATACTACTAAAATTAACAACATTAGAACAGCTAATACTCATTCTGCAATCATCACCTATATTATAAGAGATTGACTGTATAATAAAACGCTCTCTATTAAAACCATAATAATCGTCTGTAATCGTTATCATATTATTAACAAACAACATAGGATTAAAACTAACCTGTATATTCAATATTGTTTTTAAAATACCATATTTTCTAAGTTCATAATCAGCCCTTTGCTTAGCAAGACTATCGCTATAAATATCACTATCATTAATATATTCAATTCTACGCCCTATTTTTTCTATACACAAAGGGGATAAAGGGTTGTTGTTTTTAGAAACAGCCGAAAATATTTCGTTATTAATGTTATCACCAACCACATGTACCTCATTTACGCAATTTTCAAAATCATAATTCGCAACAGCATTAAAATAATTGCCGTCATTTTCTGCATAATCCCATAACGAAGCCTTTTGAACATCTAACGTTGTTTCATTAATATCAATTACGCATAAATTACCCTGTGAATTATAATAAATTTCAGCATTTAATATAGTGCCTATTTCTATTAACATCTCTCCCAAAGTACTGCCGGCATCCTTTGATAAAGTATAAGGCATAACTCTGCCCTCAAATACGCTATCATAAACAACAGGCTGTAAGTCTATTGCTGAGCCAGCCCCATTATCTAAAGTTAAAATGCCATATATAGCCGCCTTTATATCTGACCCCACAGGAATTTCATAAGTTGCCTCTAATGTACCAGCTTTGCCTTCTAAAATTGCAAACTTATCAACTAAATTTAAAGACACTTGTTTGTCTGATAAATTATGGTTAGAGTCCGGATTGTTAAGCACATATATTCCTCGAGGGAACCAATATACGCCGTCATTAAAATCTATTCCAACATCCAACCTAAATTTGCTGTGTACCCATATTGAATCAACATTAGGTGTATATTTACCGTCTATATTAACCAAATTAATGTTTACACTCTTTCGTTGTCCGTTTTGATAATTTTCATTAAAACTCCCTGAATTTAAAATAATATCTTCTTCTGGTATCTCATAATCCACCGTTTCATCTGGGTTTAATACAAACAACCTAAAGCGAGGTT